GAGATAGCGCGGGTCATGGCGTCATTTGCTCGCTCTACGTTGGCCCCTAGTTCACGGGAAAACGTTAGCCCTAATTTCTTGGCCTCAACGCCATTCTTTTTCATGGCCTCGCTGCCAAGAGTCAGGAAATTCATCATATCCAGAGCTTGGCGACCGAAGACACCGTAAGCCTTTGACGCTCGTAAAGCTGGGTCAACCGTGCCTTTCAGTTCGTCGCCTATCGCGCCAAATACTTCTTCAATGGACCCCTTTTCGATCATTTCCAGCGATAAGCCTAGGTCTATGAATGACTTAGTTGCAGTCTCGTTGCCCCGTCTTGCGTCGCCTAATAAACGGGCTAGACGTTCCGCGCCTTTTTCCACTGCTGTAAATCCAACGCCGGTCAGCTTCGCGGCTAACTGGAACGATGCTAGCGCCTCAGTACTAACGCCTATTTTATCACTGAGCTTGCTCAGTGAGTCGATGACGTCAAATTGCTTTTTGATAAAGTAGACGGCAGCGACAGCGCCTGCCGCAACGACTGCGGCGCCGTACGTAGAAACGGCCGAAGTCAACTTGGCGAGCCCAGAGCCAAACGATTTCAACGACGCCTTTGCCCTACGAATTCCCTTTTCCATCGAACCGCTTGAGGCGGAGAGCATTAGGGAGAGGGAACCGAGGGTAGCCATTAGGTGCCTTTCGCGACGAGTGAATCAAGGAAACCAGCAAGAGCAGCAAGGGAGCGTTGGCGCTTTACCGCCGTAATACTATCTTCGTAATTTATAATGAAGTCTCTCGGTTGCACCGCTGCCCCCTTGCCCTTTGTCGAATTTATTATGGACGCAGTCAATCGGGCCATATTGTAGTCATCTCGTTCAATTCCTATAGGTTCGAGCCTATCAAATGCCATCCATTCCGCGAGTTCCTGGCTGTCCATAGACGCGAGTAGCTGCCCAACCGTCATCCCTAGCCGCAGTGCCAACCGAAAGCAAAAGCGGCGAGTAGGTCGGGCTATTAGTTTCCCGCTAGTTCCTCAACGTCATCATCTGAGAATCCGTTATGTTTCATCGCTGCATCAGCGATACGGGCTAAGACGTCGCCAGACTTTTCGGAAAGTGCTGCCTCTTGCTTGCTGTTAAAGATGAGTTCGCCATCCTCATTGCAAATGCAGAGCACACCAATCGCAGCGCGAAGGCCAGCCATTGACTTACCTCCACTCATAAACCGCGCCTCTAGTTCGTCGCGGCGCTTGCTGGTCATAGTTTTAATATAAATGTCACCGCCCCATTCGGGCACGGGCATACAGACGGACTTAATATCTTCGCTGGCTAGAATGGTTTTTGCGTCGAGCATTGCTATCTCACTTTCGTTTAGGTTAGGTTGCTAGGGTTTTAGTGACTACGCCGGATACCTTGATGGTGATCGTTGCTGTCATTCGATCTTCAAAGGGCACGGATGGGGTGTGGTCCGTGACGAATCCAGTGAAGGCCCAAGTACTAGCGGTGGAGTCACCGGAGCGCAAGGCGTAGGAAATGGTAATAGTTTCAGCTACGCCAGACACAGGGACGGCATAGTCTGGGTTAAAGTTAAGGTCTAAACTGACCTCTCCGCCCTCGACTAAGTCGCCTGGAATGTAGGTCATCGACGTAGACGCAAGATGTGACACATCAATACTTACGCGGGATTCATTGGGCGCGCTAAATCCGGTGATTTCACCGGCAAAGCCTGATGTGCCGAAGACAATAGTTGCCCCCGTGCCGTTGTCTGGTGCTGTAGTTGAGGGCATTATTGACTCCTGTTATGGTCATATCGTGTTTTTGAATTATGCAACTGCTATATCGGTCGTAATATCGAGTGAAATGTGCGCGCCAAATTGTGGCATGTCGCTGCCGTTGTTGGCATCGGGTCCGAGCATGCCAAAAGATTCCAACCAGATAGAGGAGAAAAATAGCTGATTTAATGGAGATGCCGCAATAACGACATTACCGCGGAAACCGCCGAGCGTTATTCTCGCCCTGTCGAGCAGGGTCAAAACTGAGTCGTAACTATCACCATATATTTCTAGGTCAACAAAAACCTGTGCCTTGGTGGACTGCCCCACCATGTGCTTCCATTGATCACCTGAGCTACGCTGCATGATGCAATACGGCGTTGCCGCCCCTTGAGGAGCGCGAAAGGGGTAGGTCCTGCCTGCCATAGCCGTATTCCATGCGCTGTCAGTGGCTAGGATGGTCCTAATTGCCTCTTCTGGTTGCCCCATCTTATCGCCCCTTCTTTTTATTCGCCCGTGCTACTACCTTCGCAATAGCTGGCCTAGCCGCTTTGATGTAGTTGGCAATTATGGTGACCCTCATACTCTTCCACATTGGCCCAATCTTATTGACTCCGCTAATACTCCCCCGATGCCAGCCGCCAGCCTTCCGCCCTCCGTCTACAATATGGCCATAGTTCGCCGGATTGTTTCGGGTGCCATCGGGCAGAGTGGTAAGTTTTGACCGTGGGCCAATAATGGTGTATGCCGTTTTTTTGCTGCGCCTAGCCTTGGATTTCTTGCCGATGCTACGTGATAACGCGCCGGTGCGTTTGCCGCCGCCTAGGGGCAGTGATCTAAGCTCCGCGCGCATCGCCTTAGCAACTGGTGTCATCGCCTTACTCGTCGCAGCTTTCAGGACTGGCTCAACAAATTTGACGGGAAGGCTACCGAGTAGCTTATCTATTTCCCGTAGCTCCCGCTTAAATTCTTTTTCATTAAATGTAATAGTAATCATTTAGTTCGTGATTTCTTCACAGGTTGCGATGGTCTCAATACGCACCGTGCTGTCATGGTGGAAACCAAGGATACGGTAGATAGCGCCTTTGAAGACAACTTGTGCCTTGGTTGTAATCACTAGATCGTCATCATACCGCCAGCGCACCTCATGGGTAACGGTGCCTTCTGTCTGGAATGCTTGCACCTGTTCGCCGGCTGACTTTGGCCAAATGCTGGCCCATTTCTCGGCAACGGTTGCAAAAGTTTGCGTGACTTCGCCGCTGGCAGATTGCACCTCGGACGCAGTTTGAACCCCTATACGATGTCGATACCGGCCAGCGCGGGGCATTAGATTACCCTAGCCTGCGCCTGGCGCTTCAATTCCTCTTCGATGGCCAACGCTTGCTCTGTCGTTACGCGCTTGTTGATCGCCTCTTTTAAGGGCTTACTATCGAGCGACTCAATGATTTCAATAGCAAGGCCACCCACTGAGCCTAACTGCTTGCGCTTTTCGTTTTGCTTGCGAGTCTGCCGAGAAAGCAATATCTGTTCAGCGACGCCAACCAATGGGCCGCCAACGCCAAGGGTACGGGCCAGGCCGAGGGCCACAGCCAAAGCGCCGCCACTCCATGCTAAAACTTCAGCCCAAAATCCGACGTCAAGCTGGGACTGCTCCGCTGCCGCGCTATATTCGCCCATTCGCTGGGCAATCTCTCGTGGCGGGATAGTTGGCTCTGGTAAGTCAATTAGTTTTGAATCCGCGCTAGAGGCGATCAGTTGAGCGATTGGGTTATACACGGTGTCTAGGTCAATTAGCCCACTACGCGCCGCGTCAATACCTGCAATGGCGTCGCTGGCGTACTGTTTGCGCTGGCCACCGCATGAGGCGAGCAACAGAACAGCGGATAGGACAAGTAATAAGCGCATGGGATCTCCTTTTATTTCGTTAATACTAGGCCGATGATTGCAGTCAGAACACCAACAAGAATAATGCTAACGCCACCAAAAATGATCGTCCTAAGAACCCGCACCGTGTTTGCAAGATCGGTCACGATTAGGCGCAGGTCGTTGATGTCTGCTTCCAACTTGCTGACGTCGGCTGTGACGGTCGCTTGGTTTCTAAATCGCTCGCTACCAACGGCCAAGGATTGGTGGATATCGGCTATTTTGTCTCTGAGTTCCAGGAACATGCTACGCATTTCTTGGAGTTCGGCGCGGATTTCTACGCGCTCGCGCTCCCATGAGCATGCGCGGTCGGGGGTAGGGCAATATTCCGGTACGTCAGCCATGCTCTGCCCCTTGTGGAGTGTCTGCTGCCGCGGCAATGTCCCAAAAAGTTGGAACGTCACCTGGGGCGGTGAGTGGACT